TATTGGAAAAACAAATGGTCATTTTACGGTCTATCAAGTTCAGATTTACAATTTGCACAGCAATACGGTGAACAAATTCAAGGACAGGCAAAAGTAGAAAATTCGCTTAAATTAGCACAAAAGTCAGTAAAAGCTAAACAATATAAGCCAGTATTTTACTACAAAAACTTTCAAAATATAGCACAAAGATAAGATGTGAGAAAAAATGATAGTAAAAAAGAAAAAAGAATGGAATAAAAACCCTAATACATGGGATGGAAAATTTTACATTCCTTGTGAAATTCATAAACAAAAAATTAAGAAAATTCTAACTAGTTCGACAATTAGAATTACAAATGTGAGAAAAATGGAAGATAAAAAAGAGAAAATTAAAATTTAGTCCTTGGAGAGTTTAGCTAATTCATTGTCAAGTTTTTGTATGTCTTCTTCTTTTAAATATAGTTTAAGCAATTCTGTATGTAATTTTACTAAAAAAGCCCTGTATTCACGTTCATTCTTAAAAAGTTGCCCGTTTTGTTTTCTTACTTTTCTACTTCTCACCTAGTTCACCAACAAAATATTACATTTTGACATATATAAATCTCTTGTCCATGCCTAACGCACAAACAAACATAGCAATATACATAATATAATGTATATGGCATGTGTTTCATGGAAGCTTTTTAACAATTTTCTGAAAAAATTAGTATATGCCTACACAAGACCCGTTTCAAAACATTTTTGGGCCTGTTAGAATTGCAATAGATAAAATTAGGGAATTGGAATTACAAGGTCAAATTTATGGATTTAGCAAATATTTGCCAAATTCAATTATAGTTTTGAAAAATGTAGAATTGCCCATGGTAGTTGATTTATATACTCCCGGATTTACTTTCTATTTTGAATTTTTAATAACAAAAGACCCTGAAACTAATAGAATTGGTATCACAGATTTTAGAGTTATATATCCTCAGCCTTACGCTAAACAGGTAGATTCTATTTATCAGAAATTTAAAAATGATGAAAATACAAATTTAGACAACCTTGAAGAAGAAATACAGGGGGTAAAAAATGAGTGAATACACTCTTGTTTTAGCAATTATTTCAACATTTGCAACTACATTATTCGCAATTGTTCAACTTTATTTGAAAATAAAACAAGCTTTAAAAGACGCAATTAAAGAAATTGTAAATTCCGAATTACAAAATTTGAAAGTAGAAATTGAAGAGTTAAAAACGAATCAAAAGGAGTTAGCTAAACAAATTGAAGAGTTAAAAAAGAAGTTGGACTAAATTAAAGTACAAAATAGAAAAAGAATTATAACTTATCCAACATCTTTTTTATACGGGATTTAATGTAATTGTCAATTTTTAAATCTTTATCGTAAAGAATGTTTGTATTACCGTATTCCTTTGCTAATATTGCTAAATCTCTTAATAAGACTGCTTTTGTTCTAAATTGCAAATGATAATGTGCTAAATGTATTGATAAATTATTAGTTTTCATATTACAATATGGACATCTATTATTTTTAAAGTGTATTTGTGCATGCTTTTTAAATCGTTTTTTTCCAACAAGTGTATTTTTACATAAATAGCAATAATAGGATTTTGGCATTTTTTAATACACCTTACCACTTTGTAATTTCCTCTGTTACAATATCAATTTTAACAATTTTCTGCAGTCCACTGTATTTGGAAACTCTGAACGTCTTAGTTTTTAAATCGGGATCTTGGACAATTAATAAATTCTTCATATCCTCATATTTCTCTAATATCTTTTGTTTTTCAGTTTCATAATCATTTTGGTAAGTTATAGTTGCCATATTCTCAACTTTAAATGTGTAAACATTTTTCTTTAATTGCAGAATTTGAGTTATTAATGGAATTGGTAAATTGCCAATAACTGCAGTATAAAGGCTTAATTTGTCTTTTAACCAATTAAAATCGGTAGGCAATGCTGGCGTAATATTAAAAGATTTGCATATTAATTCAATATCTTGCACTTGTGTAAAAAGCAAATTGTGCCTTGAAACTACCAGGCAACTTATCTCCACACTTTTCACCGTATAAAAATATGCAGTATGACAAATATAAATCATTCGCAAAATCTTACATATAAATTCTCAATGTCGTATTTTTTAGCTAACTCTCTTAAATTCTTACTTCTTTCATCTCTGTCTTTTAATTCACTTGCTATCATAATTGCATTTATCATATCTCCAATATCAAATTTGTGAATTTTCCATTTATGTCCATGAGTTTTATCATAATATTCTTCAACTTCATTAGATTTAATTAATAAATTCCATTGCCATGATGTAAATTCATCAAATGGAGATATCAGTTGATGGATAACAGGTGTTCCCATAGCCATGCTTTCCAACACAGGCATTCCAAATCCTTCAGTTCCAGACGGGACAATTACAAAATCCATAGTTGCATAAAATGCAAATATATATTCTCTAGGATTTAGCCCAAATTCACTAACAAAATGTACATTTTCAGGAACTTCATAATTTTTAAAGTCTTTATGCGAAATTACAAAAAAGTGAACTTTCTTAGCCAAATCTGGAATTTTAGTATTTATTTCTTGGAAAACTTTAAGCATTAACTCCATGTTTTTCCTTTTTGTCAGTCCTGAAACAATGCCAAATTTAACAATATTTGGAAAATCTTTAGACATTTTTAGATTTAACTGGGGGGTTAAATGTTCTGCCTTTTCAACAATTTCAAAATTTATACCATGAAAAACAGGCAATTCAACATTTAAACCAACTTCCTGTAAATTTTGGGCTGTGAATTTACTATTTGGAATAAATGTTATATCTTTTAATAAATATTGATTTACAATATTTGTGTTAGGTATACCATCACAAGTTGTATAAAAGTATTTTTTGCCTGTAAATTGATAGAAAGCGTAAAGATATGGATTTAAGGAAGGTGGATGGAAAGGCATAAAAATTATTAATTTATCAGATTGTGGAATTAAATTTGGATTTGTTGTTATTGTAACATTTTCACCATTTTTTCTCAAAACTTGTGCTATATCTTCTGAAACATTTTTTATGGAAGAATAATTCATAGTCAAAATCACAGTTTTCATGAAGAACTTTTATACGTCATGACACTAAAAAACATTATGGGCCTCTTACTTTACGAATGCCCAATTTGCGGAAAAATAGATAAAAATAAAAAGACTATGATTTCCCATTTAAGAAAATATCATCCTGGTGTAAAAATGAGGGATGTAAAGAGAATAAATACTAAAACTTACGAATACCTTGAAACAAAAGTTGAGGACTAAGTAAATAAAAAAAATAAAATAGCTTATAAGCTATTATTGATTTTTTTAGCTTACGTAACCAGTTGGTGAACCAGTTATTATATTTGTCACTGCATCAAGAACAGTTGGATTTGCATTAAATGCGGCTGTATAATATGCTTTTAGACCACCTATCAAATTGGCTAATGCTGGCCCGGAACCCATTCTGTTAAGTGCTCTAGCAACTTTCAAACCAAAACCTTGGTAAATTGCTCTGTTAGGCCCAGTTACTCCATACTGGGTTAAAACTGCAGACACTTGTTCATTGACTGCAGTAAACTTTGGAGAGTGGGTTTGGAAATTTTGCTGTGCAATTGGTGAAACATTAGTTAATATTGTTGATGCAACTGTAGGATTACTAAATGATGTAAATTTAGCATTCCATTTTGAATATCTCTGCGAATAATTCCTTGGTGTGTGACCTTTTGCCATTTTTGGTCAAATTAATCTACACAATTCAATATTTTAAATGCCCACGTCTTATATACAATATAATGTATATGTATTGTTGTTATTGCCCTCCCATAAAGAAATCAGGCTATATACATAATATTGTGTATATGGCATGCCGTAATTGTTAACTAAATACCGATAATAACTAGGGAAATTTATAACTACTAATTAGACTATACGTTAAGCGGAAATAAAACATTTAATTGTCAACAATGAATATGAAAACTATGGAAGATATAGTTATAATTGAATGTAGAAAGTTCACAGACCAGGTGTTGAATTGGTTAAACGCATTTTATCCAAGTAACATTTATTATTACCATGTAATGGATAACGATACTTCACTAACTTTAAAAATAAGATTAGTTATGGCACATAATTTATATATAAAAAGAGTGAATGGAATTATAAGTTACATCAAAAGAACTTTTAGATATTCGCCATATATAAGAGTAAATTACAGATATAACAGACCTTTTTTTGATTTAACAATATTGTGCGGTAAGGGCAATGAAGATTTTTATTTGTCAGAAGATGAAAGATAAAACAGAACAAACATGATTCTAAGCGACAGAGATTTAAAATATTATCTACAAAAAAATTGGATAAAAATAGAGCCATTTTCACGTGAAATAATTAGAGAAAACGGTATAGATTTGAGAATTGGAACACAATTTGCAAGATTAAATAAAACTGACAAAGTTTTTGAAATTGGTAAAAATCTTGCAGATTTCTATACTATCACACATTCTAACGATTTTATAGTTCTTCCACATGAACATATTTTGATGACAACAATGGAATATATTGAATTACCAAATGATGTAATGGCATTTGTTAATTTAAGGTCAACTTTCGCCAGACTTGGCTTATTTATTCCACCAACAATTGTTGATGCTGGATTTAAAGGGCAATTAACTATAGAAATTGTAGGCTCAGAATTTCCAATAATGTTAAAAAGTGGAACTAGATTTTTGCATTTAATATTTGCCAAGACATTAACTCCAGTTGAAAATCCATACCATGGTAAATATCAAAATCAAGAAAATGTTACATTGCCAAAATTTGAAAATAGGCAGGAAAGTTAAAAAAGAGTTTTTTTATTTGGTCTAAAAACTTTCTCAGGAATTCTATTTCGCTTCTCTCTTCTGTAAATATTCAACAACAGCTTCCCGTATAACTTCTGTAAGTGTTGTATCATGCTCAGCACAATACCTTTTTAGCCTTATTTTTAAATCTCTGTCTATGTTAATACCAAATACAACTTTTTCCCCTTTCGTCTTTTCCGCCATTTTTGCTCATTCTATAAATGCATATTATGACATATTTATATGTTGTGATTTTTCCAGAAAGGCTTATTACTGAGTATCTTACTAAAAATATAATTGAAATGACATTAAGTGCAGACGCATTAGAAGGATTTCTTGTGGTAATGGGTGTATTAATTGCTAGCTATGTTGTCGGTGAAGTTGTACATCTTTTCAATCAAAAGCAAAATAATGAAACTTTCCAAATAGCGGTCGATCAAATGACAAAAAGTACAATTTCAGCAGTTGAAAGCATAAAAGACACTACAACTCTTGCAGTTAACGCATTATTGAATATGGATACATTAAGTGACGTAAATTCATTGGCACAGAAAAAACAAACATCAGCCCAACAAACACAAACTAAATAATTTATTTTTTAGACTTAGTCATATAAGTAAAAACTTTTTTTATGTCATTTTTTGTTTTTGGGACTAATTGAATATTTATATCTGCATGAGTAGGCATTTTCTCATGAACTCTAGAATAATCCAATTTTTTATTTGTAAAATACAATATGTGATAATGTAATCCATGTGTTTTAGCAGTATATTCCTTAACGCTGAAAATATGTGAATTTCTATCATGTCCATAAGCATAATTCTTAAATTTCTGAAAAATTGGAGTAACTGAATTATATCGATAATTTGCGGCAATTGTGATAAAATAAGTGTAAGTGTAAACAAAGTGAAAGCTAAAAACCTTTTGACAGTCCATAGGGACAATTGAAAAGATGACATTTAAATGTATATGGCACGTTTATATAATCGTGCTGAACATGTAAAATGATGAAACGACAAAAGAATAAGTATATACAGGTAAGAGTACCTGCAAGCTATAAAAATCTTTTTTATGAGCAAAGGGAGTTAATAAAACAAGAAATTGAAAAAATAATAAATCAACAAACCCCATTTAGAGAAATTGAAATAACAGATCCATACGATGAAAGAGTAAGTTTTGTGGTGGATGAACTATATTACGAAAAATTAGAAGAATTAGCTAAAAAATATAATATTAAAATCGGAAGTATAATAAGGTCTATATTCTTCCAACTAAGTTAAATATTTTTTTATAAAGCTTTTTTTGTCGTTACTGCAACAAATTGGCAACTTGATAAATATATAAATATGTCATAATGCAAACTATAAATTAGGGAAGCGAAATGGCATCCCTAAAAGAAATATTAGATGAGTTGGGAAAACAGGTAAAACAGACAAATAAAATAGCCTCAAGAGTTTTAAAAATTAAGGGAATAAAGCGAATTGTAGTGCAACTAAATGCAATACCTCAAGACGGTAAAGTAAGATATTCACTAACCATACACAGTCAAAATAATTTCAGGAAACAGTTAGGAATAACTGCAAGTGATGCGGAAGATTTGAAAACAATTGCAGATTTCTTAAATAAATATGCAGATTTGCTAAATGAATACGTAAGATATACACCTAGAAATAATAATAGAATTGAAGAAGAAGAACTAAATGATGAAGAAGACGAAAATGACGAAAAAGAAGAACAAAAACCAAAAAGAGCAACAAAAAGGAACGTAGAGGAAGAGTTTTAAATTGTCATAAGGCATTATTTTTTTTATGTCCAGTCCAACACAGCTCTTGGATAAAGTAAAATCTCATTCTTTTTTTTATAATCCCCGTGATACGCAAAGAATTTTAAATATTATCATGGGTGAGAAACAAATAGAAGAAAATAAAAAGAATGAAATTTTAAAGGCTTATAAAAGAGGAATTGACCAACAATATTTTTCAGCAAATTTGCCATATTACAATGAAATAAAGTTTATCTCAAAAATAACAAATTTTAAAGTTAGGAATGATGAAGTAATAGCAAGATTTCAAAATGGGTTTATAAGTTCTTTTGACCCTCATTTTATTGCAGATAATCCTGACGATTTTTATAATTTAATAAGCAGTTACATGTTTGTTAAAATTAAAAAAGGCTCACAAG